AGAGGACATTGGCATGCTAATCGGTTTTGGTTATACTGTGAAGCAGATTAGTGAAATAACGGGAATTAGTGAGCGTACGATTTACAGGTATATGCCTGACACGCTGAAGGATAAGGAACGGGCGGAGAAGATTAGTGAAGCGATGAAAAGCAAATCTGAAGTCGTAAGAAAGGAACTGACAGCTGTCAGTTCATATCCCAAGACTCAAGAAACAACAGTGCAATTCGACAAAACCGACTTCCTTCACATACAGCAGCAAATCGCCCAGCAACTAACAGAATGTGAAGGCTGCGGAAGACGCGTACACCGCACACGATTAAAAATCGTGAAGGGCAAACTTTTATGTCCGCTGTGCAGAGGAGAAAAACCGCAGCCGCCGCAGAGAGAGAGACGGGTTAAAGTGACCAAGTCCAAAGACACTTGGCAACATCGCAAGGCGCAGATGCAGCCGCAACACAGCCAAATGGAGCTAGCTGTGCTGGAAAAGTTGAATGCGCTGGGCGTTCCTGTAGAAACGGATGTGCCTTTCTGTTTGCAGCGCACTATACCTGACTTTTATTTTCCAACGAAGAACGTGGCAGTTTACCTTGATGGGCCTGTGCATAAGGGCAGAGAAGACCGTGATGAGAACCAGCGTGAATTACTGGCGCGTTTGTATGGTATAACAGTAGTTTCAATATCTTATGAAAGACACAGTGTACAGGAAGCGGAGAGGATTATTCAAGAAATTCGGGAGGCGATACAATGAAAGTGGGTTCTAACGTTAAGAGAAAGCCGCGTTACTGGGTTGAAGATGACGGGAAAGTTTTGTTTGAAAGTGATGACGCTTCAGAAGCAATACAATGGGCGATAGACCATGCAGGGCAAATAGAGTTAAATGGCGAATTCGAATTAAAAGAACCAATAAATGTAACGACAGGCACGATTATTAAAGGAAAAAGAAAACTCGAACGGCGGGAGGCGGTATAATGACAAGGAAAATAAAAAACAAGAAGCTGCGTGAGCTTTACATGCAATGGGCCAACCTTGAAGAAAAATGGTTAGAAGCAGACGACAACGAAAGAAAAAAGATAGAACAGCAACAGAGAGAATTGTTGGGTGTAGAGTCTTTTGGCTCTGCAACTGTGGAAAAGCTGCTTGTTCTTATTGAGACGGTTTTGGAGTGACGAGAAAGGGTGAGTGAATGCATGACTAGATTTTTCTGGTTGAAGTACGACGGTAAAATCGTTGAAGAAATAACCGCGGAAAAATATCGACAGCTTATACAGAATCCAGCAGGCCACAAGCACAAATTCGCTATTGTCGACGGGAATTGGCTGGGACTGATTAATTGTCCGTGGATTCGGTTGAATGTGCTTAAACAAGTGTTAGAGGCGGCTGAAAAATGGAAGGAAAAATCGAAAAACTTATAGACAATTTTGTCAAAGAAAAATTCGTTCAAGAAATCCACACGAAATGCCCACATTGCAACAAATACTTTACAATAACACTTCCCGTCGACTCAATTGCAATAGCAGAATCAATAAACGAACTTAAAGAATTCATAAAATCAGTTATTTCAACCGCAAAAAAAGAATATCCATACGGATTTTCCATTTCAGTCAGTTGGAAACAAAAAGACGAATGGTTTGAAGAATGGTTTGGAAAAAGAGGGAGAAAACAGTGAAGCGGGGACGAAAGTCAAAACGCGAACAAGCATTAAAAGCCGTACAAAAACTAGACGGCAGGTGGACGCTAACCCGCGAAATAGCCCTGTGGGCTGGAATGCCCGTTCAAGTGATAGCACGGTATCTCACGCAGGAGAAAAAGAAGGGACTGCTGGAGCATAGGTATGTTAAGCGGAATGATACGACGTTGTGTATGTGGAGACGGAAAAAATGATTCAGGAAACCAGTCTTGAAGCGTACTTGGAAGTAAAGCCAAGGCTCGGCGAGAAGCAGAAAGAAGTCTACAGACTGCTAAAGAATGCTACGCGCGTGGGTTTTGACATGACAAACATGGAAATCGCACAAGCATTAAAGTGGAGTATAAACCGTGTAACGCCGAGAGTTTATGAGTTGCGGCAATCGGGTTTGGTGGTGTTGAGTCAAAAGCGGAAGTGCGGTGTTACGGGTAGGAGGGCGATGGCGTGGCGCGTTCGCTAGGCTGGCTTTACCATGGCAAAAACCGCAAGCAATGCTATTACAGGCCGAACTGTCTCGTCTGCTATGCCAAGCTAATTTTGAAACTGATTTGTCGGAGGAGATGAACAGAAATGAGTAGAAAACAACCAGTCACTATGTTTCGTGAAGCATGGTTATGGAGTAAGAAGGAAGAGCGACTTTACGCTAAATTGTGTATAGGTAAAACATTACATCTTTTTAGCGGTCGCAGTATGTTGGGCGATGTTCGTGTTGACATTGACAGTTCAGTAGCTACGCACAAGATAGACCTAAGCGAAGGTAAATTGCCTTTTGCTGATTTAGAATTTGACACAGTCATCGCTGATCCGCCGTGGGTGGGGCCACAAATTTGGGATAAATGGGAGCAATTAATGAAAGAAATAATACGTGTTTGCAGAAAACGAGTGATTTTCATTCTGGGTAACCTTATTTTTCTGCTACCCAAACCTTTCAAGCTTACTAAAATATACGTGGTAAAAAAGATTAGTCCACAAATTAAACTTGTTTACGTTTGGGATAGAACTGATAGAATTTTGAAGGAGATTTTGGGAGAGAGCTAAAAAATGGTTCGAAAACGTAAAAAACGGATGGAATGGGGTCTCGCTAAGAAAAAGGACATGATACCATGGGAGCAAAGCAAGTGCAGAATTTGCCAGTACTTTCCCAACTGCCCAGTAAACGGAGACATACGCGGCACTCTTGTGATTCGAGAGTTTGCAGTTAAATGTCCCCGTTACATTCCCAGAAAGATAGCCTCCGCTAACACGGGAAAACATGTAGAAAAAAGGGTTAACGGTTCCTACGTTTCTGCCGCCGCTGCCAATAACGGTAACCTATCCAAAAAACCAGAAGCACATCCAGACAAATGAAAAGTTCAAACCACACCTACTTCACCAACTGAATACCCCGCGCAACCTTCTTCTGAGTCTGCAAATGACTCGCAACAGTCTCCAACGGAGAACCACTGGGCAACTGTCGAATATCCCCTGCACTCACCAAACTCGCTTTAGTAGTGAACTTATCATTAACAAAATTATGCTCCACAGCAAGCACGTCAAAGTTCTGTGCGGAAATGTTCTCCGCTGGAATCGTGAGGCTCAAACGGTCGCCGATTTTCACGTTAGTATTCCCGTTAATCGTTAAATCCACACGGACAGGCGGGTCTTTAAGCTGATATAATAGTGTTTCAGCCCGCTTTTCACATAGAGAGTCGCTCTGCAGCAAACTGTCCGTCACCTGCAGTTCACGCACACCGTAGCTGTTTTGGCTTGCAGAATTTTCCGCAGCCCCATACAGCCGCAGAGGCGTCACCTTCAACTCTTTCAAATAAAAAGAGTAGCTTGCCGACTCCGCGTAAGTGATAAACCGCAGCTTATATATTGCAGTCCAGCTCGGCGACCCGCTGCTGCTCCAGTTTCCACTCGGCCCCAATGTCAGGCTTTCCGCATGCCAATCGTTAAGACTAAACCCCGTAAACGTCTGGTAGAAATAGTTGCTACTGTCTGGAGCTTCAAGACGCACCGTAAAGCTTTGGTTGGTTACGCCTGGGCTCATTTGATACTGAAAGCTTAGTGTGTTTGCGCTTGCAGGGTTAACAGGTTTGTAGCCGCCTATAAAAGGGTACGGGTTGGTTGTACGGTAAAACTCTGTGTCTCCTTCCGCGTCGCTGTCCATTTTAATGCTGATGCCTTCCTGTGACATAGTACCCTGCACGGCAGTCCAGTGGGTCAAGCTGTCAGTCCAATAATAGTCTTGAAACGCATAGTCGCCGTACACGTAAATCTTATTTTTAACAGGTAGTATGCTGCGGATTACATCGTAGGATTGAATGTTTTCGCCTATGGAAAGTGTTTCTACGCCAGTACTGCGGATGGGCCTGCTTTTCCAGACAAGGTCGTTGTCCACATCTACGTAAAAGTCTTTTTTAATCTGTGTGGTAGCGTCAACCCAGTAGTCGCTGATGTCCTTTAAAACATCAAGATATGTTTGTGCGACACTAAGGGAAACTTGGCTGGTGTCAGTCTCTATGTCTGACGTACCGAGACCCAGATCGTTCGCCAGCTCCGTTACAATCGTGGATGCTGCAGTGTTCTGCCATCCCTTGTTACGTTTCAACCGTCGCTCCAAAACTTCGCCGAGGCATTTTCCTTCAAAAACCCTGTAAAACTTGCCTTGCGCCATGATTCCTGAGATTTTACATATTTTTCCAGCAAAGTTAGGTGTTGTTGGAGCGTTTTCAACATCGTCGTACCAGAAGTAGATTTTAACTGTGTCGTTTAACACGATGTCAGTGTAATTGTAGCCCTGCCCTGTTGTTCCCTTGAAGACGGGCACGGCAAACGTGAAAGTGCCGACGCCGTTAAGCACCATCCGCACGTGAACATTTGTCAAGTCATCTGTAATCGTGTGGTCAAGGGTTGCACCAGTGTAAGTTTCAACCTTGCATTTCGGTATCATTCGCCAAGACTCACCATAAAATCGCTTGCAGAAGCCACCGCGGTTAAACCGCCCACTATAGCTAACGCCCAGCCAATCGGACCTGAAGCAGCTTTAAAAGCAATCAACGCGGAATGCGCCAGCCGAACAACCATTATCAGCCGTTGAATCTTGTACACAGCCGAGGCTATGTCTTCAGGCAATCCCAACCGTCGGGCTAAGGCGATGCTGCGGAAGAGAAGAGTTTCAAGTCTGCGTATTTCACTTATAGCCTGTTCAACGTTAAGTTCAAGGTTGAAAGTAACTGTCTCTTCACTGCTCAATCTTCTGCAACACCCTTTCACGAATTTTCTCTTTTATGAAACGGCGGATAGCCTCGAAAGCAGGCTTCATAAAAGGAGTTTTAGATTCAACATACACCGCGTAAGTGCATGGCCTATGCGTCTTCGGGTTAATAAACTGTCTCCCACCCGCCAGCACACGCACATAACTTTCACTCCGCTCCTTACGTATGCTTCTCTGAAGCGTACCCGTATCCACAGGACAGTAGCCTCGAGCCAACATTATCATAAAGTCAGTTGCGTCGTTAAGCGCTTCCAAGGCGCCTTCCCGCATTTTGTCAGGTATCCGCGCAATATCCGCCTGAACAATTTCTCGAAGCGAGTTAAACCTTACGCTCATAGGTTCAGCCCGAACCTTTCCACATACGACTCGTTGCTCGCGCTACTGCGCCTATACTCTCTGAAAGTTAACTCTAAAATTCTGCGTGCACTGTTGCCGTCTGCCTCCCGTCTGAAAACAGGCGTGTCCAACGTGGCTTTAAACTGTTCTGTGCCCGTGTCAAGCCACTGCCACGGCTCCGTGTAACTGTTATGTGCGATGTCGAGGAAAACTTCGCCGTCAACATAGTCGCCGCTGCGTTTCCAGTCGCCCACGTCAAGGTCGCATCCGATGGTTACTGTAGCGCTTGGACTGCCCAAGTTCTGGGTGATGTCGCCTACTCTGGCTGGGATTTCAAGCATGGCGTAGCGGGCGGGCGGAGTGAACTCTAAGCCGTAGCCGCAGTTTGGAAAAGTGAAGATTCCTTTGCATACGAGGACGAAGTCGTAGTAAACTTGGCCTGTGGCTTGATTCGCGTACAGCCGTATCCGTGTTAGGGAACCTTTGTCAGTGTCCAGTGTCGCTGAGCCTTTCACCCATGTTGTTGACGAAGTTTCACTTAAAATTGTCTGGTTACCCGACGCGAAAACCGCAACAATTTTGGCTTTAATATTCGTGTCCGACGTCTTGTACCTGTACAGAAATGTTGTGTAGACGGATGGGCTTACATAGCCAATGTTGTCTTCAATATAATATGTTTTGTTTCCCGAGGAGCTTGTAATGTTAATCTTGAAATAGTCATCGTGTTCACAGGTAAATGAGCCGACATTGCCATCTTCCGATTCCACCCAAGTGCTCACTGTGTCATCTGTGCAATCATCCAAATGTGCATGCCCATACGTTACGGAAACTATGCAGTACCCCTCCTATAATTAAGAATGTATTCAGTGCTGTACAGGATTATGCTGCCCAATCGAGTATCGTTATCGCGTCTACGGTCAAGAGTACGCACGCTGCCCAACGGATGCTCCTCCAAAACCCGTCGAAGCTCAGTTTCAGCCTGCCACTTCAACTTAGTGCCTTCAATATTATCCCTGTCAATGCAGAAAGTAGTGATCGGCACGTGTTCCTCGTAGCCGTAGGGCGTGTAGTCAGGATTCATAAGCGGTGTAGATTCGGGCTCGCCTATGCTGAAAACGAGGTCTACGCCTTTGGTTTTGAAAACTTTGGTCATGGGATAGTCGGGTTTGCCGTACGCTACTATATAGTTTGGCAGTGCAGTGTCGCTGAGGTAAGTTTCAAGGTAGACTTTGGTGCGGTAACGAGCGTCTTCCACACTGCTAGCCGAGTATGTTCCGCCGCTTAAATTTTTGAAAGGCAACAGTGTAAGGTCGCATTCTCGGAAAAAGAAGCTGTCTCCAAAATAATGTTCGCGCACCGTTTCAACCTGATAATACTGATCGGACGCGGTTTTAATTTCGTCGCCTTCATACACGGGGTCTGCTGTTAATCCTACAGCATCCAAGCGCACGTAAACGCCAGGCGGCAGAGGCATATGTGATGCTGCGCGTGAGACAATTATCATTTCAATGGTTGTTTCTTCGTAGCTTTTAGTGTACCAGCCTGTGGTGGAGTCGCGGCTGCCGAGCATTAATCGTCTATGTGTTACGTTGAGTGATGTGAAAGAAGAGAATTTTTTGGCTAGTTTGTCCCAGTCGTCTCTGTAGACGCCTAGACGGAAGTAGCCGAGATGACAGTAGCCTAAAACTGCTTTATTCATTATGGTTTGTACTCCGCTGTCCAGTAAAAAGTGTAGGTTCCGCTGTTTGCCACGTTTATGCGGAATGTTGTGTCGCCTATATTGCTTAGATACCAGTTTCCTGTTCCGCTTGTGGCGGGTGTAACGTTTATGGTTGTTGGTGTTCCAGCTAAGCCGTGTGTCACATCTACGTAGGTGGATGAGGATATGGTTGCGGTTCCGCTGTTTTCTGTTTTATATCCAGAATATTTCACGTCTGCACCCATATGTGATATAGTGAAAGAAGTGCCAGATGGCAAGTGTGGTGTTAATATTTCAATCATGTTATCTATTCCCGCCCCTGTTGCATCAACGTCTAAAGACGTGCCAAATGGAATCACCCGTATAAAATTTCTAAATGCACCGTCATCAATTTTAATCGACTTAACACAGTCTGAGATTTGCCCTTCCAAGTAGTTACCGTAGCAATCAGCGGATGAAAGATGGATGTTGCCATCTGTGTTTGCAGTAGAGAGAAGGTCTTGTCCCCTGTAGTTATATAAAATGTTTGTCCATCCTAAAATTTTGATAACTGACTTGTTCCAATAACCCCCGTCAACTTGTAATTTGCGGATGATGTTATATCCGCCGTCAAGATACAAAGCATAATCAAACGGGTTACTTGAATCTGGATAGATTCCTATTTTTATTCTAAACTCGTTAATCTTTGGTCTGTCGCTGTAACTGCCCGCACCATCTACAAGAATAATTGAGTTCGTCCCTGTATACGAATATCCATAGCCTTGAGATAGATATATCTTTTTAAAGTCAAAGTAGCTCTCCCAAATATGTCCTTGCAACCTAAGTGTAGGCAATCCATATCTTGCTATAATATTCTCAAATACGTAACCTCCACCTTCCCCTTCGATGTTAATAAGAGGACGTTGCAAACTATCGTAAAGTCCGTAAAAATCTAAGTTTCTGAAAAAAACATATCCGTCGTAACTATTATTTTTCATTTCCAAAAGAAAACCTGTTCCACCAAAGTTACGCATTAGACGAGCTCCTTCTCCATCTACTATTATAAATACTTTTCCAGATGGTATGTCTGAAATAGTCAACTGCGAATCTAACACATAATCGCCTGCTCTGATAAAGATCCTGCCTCTTTTTTCGTTACAAACTTTATCTATCGCTGACTGGATTACTGTTGCTGCATCTGTTCCACTGTAGTCTGTACCATCTTTCAAAAGACATTCTGCACGGTATGTGCTTCCGTCCTTCCAAACCACATAGCTCGCTGGAACACTCTGAATCATTCTATCCCAAGCTAAAGCTGCACTTATTTTCTGTCCATCACTAAACACTGGCATTCAAATCACGTCCTCACAAAACTTCTACTACGCAAAAGCATAACCCCACGCTCCACAACCCCCCGCAACAACGCAAGCTGCGGATCCTCATTAACCACATTGCTGCTCATCCCGCCCACCGCAGCCTCAGGCCCGTGATCAACGTAAGCCCGCACGTACAAGCTGGCCAGCGCCTTCACGACTGGAGCCTGACTGCTTGTTACAGTTACGGATTTGCTGCCCTCCGACCCGCTCATGTTACTGATGCTCAGGCCTGTTTCAAGGTTAATGTAGTTTATCGCGTTGTCAATCAACGCTTCCACTTTAGCTTTGCTAATGTCTGACTCAGTGTAGTTGTTCTCGTCTAGGATGTCTTGAGCTGTGATTGTAGCCATTTAATGTATCTCTCCCTATGTTTTTTGCGGCATTCTTCACACACCAACTTGCGCAAAATTTCACGCATAATTTTGTATTGGAAATAGAGAGAACCCTTCCGCTTGCGATACTCACGGAAATACTTAGCGTATTCTTCTTTTGATTTGAAACCGCTGGGAAGAGGCATATACTTTCACCAGTTAGCAATTAACTCCGCCAAACTAAGCAACGGCTTAAGCAACCGCCCTTTAACCTTCTGCTTCAACGTGCCACCATTACAGTTGATAAGCAAATAGTAAAGCCGCACGTTCTTCGGCAACGTCATCGGACTATGCGGAGCAACAAACATTATTTCCCTTTTTTCCTCCAAGTGAACATACAGCTCCCTGTCAACTTTACCGTAATAGTAACGTCTGTCCAAACATGTGAGACAGGTAAGATGAGGCCTGTGCAACGGTTTCTTACACAGTTTTTTACAAGGTAAACTTAAATCCAAAGCTAGATAAACGTCCTTTTACGTTTCTGAGGGTCAGGCTCCAACTCCCAGTGACTGCAGTAGCCCTGCCGCACATCCTCACGTTTCAACCTTCCAGGATAGGTGCATACGCGGATTCGTGGAGCGTTAACGCGTCGCTTGAACCATTTGCATGTGAAACAGCTTTTCTCCACCTTTTCTTTTTTGCCGAAAAGCTTGCTGAGAAGCTTCATTGCATTCCAGCCAGCTTCTTCAGTTTAGCCAGCCACTCTTTTTGTTCAGGATAGTATTTTTCGCCGTACTCGCGCTGTGTAATGGTTAGGGGTAGCTCTGGAAACTCGTTGATTAAAGCGCGTAGCTGTTCTTTAAGGGAGCCGACGCTTTCAGTCACTGTTAACACTTCAGGCATCCGCGGCTTGCCAGTCATGTCCACAATTTTTTCAAGAGCTTTTTTCTTTTTAGCCTTCTTTTTTCCCATTTTCATCACCTTTAATATTTTTTATGGCTCATACGAGCCCATTCGGGTGCACGCCTGCTGAACCACTTTTCCCAGTCAGCTTCAATCCACACAGGCGTCTTATAATAGTAAACGTCGTGGACACTGCAGTAGTAAGTTATGTGCATTACGTCGTCGCCCTCCTGCTCCGCATCCACATGCAACCCAGTGGGCCACGCCAAGTCTCCCTTAAAGTTTACTTCTGTAACGTTGCAGTCGCTGGGCTTGTCTCCGTACGGGCATACAAGATGGCAGTTGCACAGTACGCCTGGACTGCCCTGGCGGATTGTGTGGATTGCTCCGCATCGGGGGCATTTAACTTTCATTTCAAACATTATTTACAGTTCCCTGATTTTTTCAGCAAGTTCCAACGCGGAAGTTAACGTGACATGTTCAGAGGCTAACCGTTTCAGCTCTGCGATTTTCTCTTTTCTACGCTTTTGATGTGTAGGCATTATCTTGCCAGCTCCATAGCTGTCTTAAGTTTACGAATAACATCTAAAATAATTTTCGTACACGTCGGACAATAGCGTTTCGTGTAACTGTCAAACCTAAACTGACCAGGCAACACCGCATAAGCCTGACCGCACAAATCGCATTTACGGATTCGCGCATATTTTCGCGGCATAACCAAACCCAGACTAAAAAAGGGGAGAAAAGCTAGGCGCTTTTACCCTGCCTAGCTTTCCGTCAACACGTATATGCTGTCGTTGTAGACGGTTACGCTGTCCTGACGGGCCGTGACAGTGGCTCCCGCCAAGTCGCGGATTGGATCACTGTACTTCTCTATGCGAAGCCATCTTTTACGGCCGCTCAACAGCGCATAGTCCTTGTCGAACACAATTGTAACACAGTCTGTGAAGGCTTTGCTGTTTGTCAAAGTGTCAACGTCACTGTAAACCACGTTCATGCCTGCAAGGGTTGACGGCCACCCTTCCTTCACGAAAGAATCCATCAGCGTGACTTCAGCGTATTGGGCGCCTGCCGTCTCGATGATGCTGTGAAGCATAGCCTCATGTGTGACAACCATTGTATCAGGAGTGTAACCGTCATCCACCACTCCTTTAATCGCAGTTTTGATGTCGCTGGTTGTGCCGCCGCGGAACTTGGTTTCATCCGCGTCCCCAGTGTTGGCGCTGTTCACTGTGCCATCTCCGTCTGTCGCTGTTTTCAACACTGTCAATGCTTCGTTGCTTGCAAACTCACCCATCTCACGGCCTGCGTTGCGCAAGTGCATTTCTATAACGTCGAACTGGCTGTCTTCTATAAGGTCGTTGGCTATCTGAAAGTTGATGCCCCAGCTTGTGGTGAAGTCCAAGGTTGCCTGCACGGTCTTAATTGTCTCCGTGGGCATGGATGCGCCGCTGCTGTACTTTTTAGGCTTGTAGCTTTCGTCCACGGCAATATCCACTTTAAGCGTGCTGCCAGGTATCTGGTCAGCAGGAATCATGGCTATGCTGATGTCTGCAACGATGTCGGCTTCAACTGCACTGTCAAACATGACTTGGTAGATTTTGTCGGGGATAAGGTAGGCTGCGCCTGCAATTCCAGTGGTTCCTGACTTAGCAAGGAACTCACGCAGTGGGATGCGCCGGAGGTTTTCCATGAGGGCCTTGCGTTTTTCAGGGTTGCCTGGGGCGTAGTGTTTAACTATGCCGAACTCGTCCCAGTCGAAGTATCCGTCGTCCAGTCTCTGTTTAACTTCTTTTATGAGCGGCTGCAGTTCGTCTTTCTGAACCATTTCTTGGATTCCCATCATTGTCGGTTCGCCTCTTAAAGTGTTTTACCGAGGAGAACAAGGATTTCGTCGCCGTCCGCCGTGCTCGGCTGCAAGGCTATGCCTAACACGTAGCTGTTGCCTCCGAACGTTTTCATGCTCGCTGTTGTAAAAGTGCCGCCGATCACTTTGCCGCTTGCATTGCTCATAACCATGTCGCCTGTCGTAATATTTGTTCCGCTGCCGTCAGCAGTAAGTTTCAACACTCCTGTAATTGCTACTGGAATGTAGTCGCCCGTAGTACCGCTTTTCAAAGCTACACCTATACTGTCACCTACTGCACTGCCGTTCTGGCATTTAATTGCGCCAGCCACGCCTGTTCCAAGCTTGACAGGCCTGCCTTCCGTAACGGTTCCGCTTGCTTGGAAGAAGCCTATGTCTAAACCTGCAACTATCGGGTTGCTGTCTTCGTCTGGCCAATAATCTGTCGCCATGTCTGTTTCTCCTCCTATACTTGTGGTTTCAGCCTCTCGGCTGAGTGACTGGGTTTACCCGTTTGTCACCGTGAAAGAATTTATGATTCACTTATCTTGCAGCAAGCATCCTTATACAACGTTACACAGTCCTGCCTGCAGCTTATCACCGCCCCAGACAAGTCTTTCACTGGATGTGCATAGTTTTCGATTTGCATCCAACGTTTACGGCCGCACAGCAACGCTGCGTTTCTATCTAACACCAACGTGACGCAGTCTGTCATTTTGCCCGAGCTTGTTCCAGAGTGGAGTTCGCTGCTGTTGTTGAACACTACGTCTAAAACGTCGAATTTCAAGTCGTAGCCTGCTGCTGGCGCTCCAACATTCAGGTTGGCCGCTGTGGCCGTTGACACTATGGCGTCTGCCCAAGCCTCGTACGTAACTATCAGCGTGTTGGGATGCCAGAACTCTGCTCCAACCTCCCGTATGCCCTCCAACAGGTTTGCTGTTGTCGTAGTGTCTGCGCCCGCCGTGACTGCCGCTTGTGTTCCGTCTCCGTCTGACGCGGCTTTCAAGTCTGCAAGGGCAAGGTCTGTAGCGTACTGTCCAAGCTGATGCGCTGCCTGCCGCGTATAAAACTCCACTAGGTCGAAGGCCTGCGCGTCTTCAATCAAGTCTTGACCTATCTGAAGGTTTACGCTGAAGCTTTTCGGGCTCAATGTCGCCTGCGTTGTCTTCCACGTCTGCACGGGCATACGTGCTCCGCTTGTGAACCGTTTAGGCCGCATTGTCCATTTGCCGCCGTCAGCCGTGTTGGTGGTTGTCAACGTCTGCCTTACAACGATGTCGACTAGTAGGTCGCCGCCGTTCCACCCGTCAACCACTTGCGCGGCAAACAAGGGAACTTTGTCGGTTTCATGGCTTGCCGTAATCAGCTTCGTGTGCAACGCGTCTGGAATCAGATATGCAGCTCCAGCTATGCCTGTGCTTCCGCTTTTAGCAAGGAACTCTTTCAATGGCGTGCGTTTGAAAGTTTCTTGCAGTTCGTAGCGTAAGGCTTCGTCTTCCACTGCGAAAACACTGCATCGTGTATGCTCTGGTGTCTCCATGTTCGGGTGGAACTTGCCCCAACTGTCCATGGTGGCTTCGATGAGGTCTAGCTGCGGCTTAAGCTTGTCAACCATCTCTTGAAAACTCAGCATCGCCGTTTACCTCCGTTTTTTACGGGCAGTTTCACGCATCTCTTTAGCAGGGTCGCCTATTGTCACGTCAGCCGTTTCTTTAACAACTATTGGATTGTGGCCTTTGAAGTTGCCTTTAAGCTTGCTTTTAAAGTTATCCAATTCTGTTCTGATTTCCGCGGTTTCTTTAACAGTTTTTTCTACTTTTTCCTTAAGTTTGGCCTCTAGCTCAGCGATTTTCGCGTCTTTTTCCTTAACCTGCTCGCCTAACGTTTTCAGTTCTGCAACTACTTTACTGTCCAATCCCTTCAAAACGTTGTCAAAGTCTTTCCGCCATTTAGCCAGTTCCTCATAGGCTTTCTCTAACGCCCCAAGGTTTTCTCGGATTTCGCTTAGGCTGCTGCACTGTTTGTTCATGGTTGTAGCTAACGAGCTCAAATATTTCTTCGTGTTTCTATTCATCGTTGACAATGTTTCCCTGACATACCGTGTTAGCTTGCGGTCTGCGTCGCTGCGGATTCTGCTTTCAACAATCCTTTGGCTGTGAAGGGCGGCGGGCAGTCTAGCCACAATCTGTGTCAGTTTGGCAACAGCGTCGACATCACTGTTACGTGTTTCTATGAGCTTGCCCAGTTTCTCTTCCACCCGCGAAAGGCGGATGTAAGTTTTTTCAGGGTTAAACGTTTCCTTCAAAGACTCACCTATGAGTTTGCGTCGAATGTCAGCGCAGTACGCTTCCGGATCGCCCTTATCTTGGTTTTTGGATACGCAGTCGTCGAAGCTTGTGTACCCGGCTTTACTCCAGTCTGCATGCGGCACGTCCCCGGGCTCAGCTAGTTTCGGCAGAAGCTTAATCTCTCGGACAAGATCTGACACTTCGGTGGGAATTGTTTCGTCCGGTACACACGTGCCTGCTTCCGCGTCGTAGTGGCTGCCTTCTGGACAGTGATGTTCTTCGGGTGCTGGCGGAGGTTCGGGGAACGGGGCGGGCGGTAGTTTGCCTTCGTCCTGTTCGCCTATTGTTGGTTCAGGCGTCATCTGCGGGGCAGGAGTTTTCGCTGTCGGAGATATTTCAGGCCATTCTTTAGGCACGCATTCTCCGTCTTTTAACACGAAACCTTCGGGGCATGGTGCTGGCGGCTTTACGGTGGGTTCTGGCGGTGGGCCTTGCTGTAGCTGTTCTGCAGCGCGTTCAAGATTGTACGCGAAAAGCTTGTCTTCCTCAATTTTTTTAGCCACGTGTCGGATTGCTTCTTGAACGGTTTTGTAGCCGTAGAACTCCATAGTATGCTTAATGGTGCGGTTTTTAATTGCAGCACAGATTTTCTTCGCCTGCTCTTCAGTGTACCCGTCGCTCATGCGGTCGCGGACACATTGATCCCAAGGATAGTCTGCCTCTAAAATTTCTTCGCCGTGAATAGCTTTCTTATGAGCTATGCAACGCGGGTCGTCGGGATGTTCTTCGCAGTAGTGGCTTCCTGGTTTAATGTCTTCCTGTTCTTCGGATACAGGAACGCATTTGCCTTGTTCTTCGTCCCATTTTTCTCCTTCAGGACATTTTTGCTGTTCCGCTAGCTTTCTGGCTTGGTCTACTGTGATGCTCTGCTGCTTCGATATTGTAGGTGCTTTTGCCTTTTTCATTTTTTCTCTCCATTCAATTTTTTCTTTAACATCATGTGTTACTGTTTCCAGTAACTGTGAAAAGTCCTTGTAGCCTAGTGTCTCCATAAGTTCGCTGGCAAAGTCAACTGTTGTTCCTTCCACTCCTGGAACTTCGGGGGCTACTACAAGGCTTAGGTATGTGCCCACGATGCCGTGGGGCTGTGTGATGCCGTTTTTAATTAGGTGTACTTCTCGCATGTGGTTGCGGAACTGTTCTTCCGTGTAGAATTTTTCTCCGCATTTGGGGCAGCGGTTGTAAAGGTATTCCGCTTCGATTGATACGCCGCGGATTCGCGGGTCTTTGTTGCGAAGCATGTCCACGTATGGCTGTTTTTTGACAACCGCCAAATATTCGAGGCAGCCGTTCTCGTATTCCATCCATTCCACGTGGCCAACGATGCGTTTAGGGTCATGGTTGATGGTGAGGGGTTTACGTCGCCACGTGCGGGCTGCCCTTTTCAGTTCTTCGTCTACGTATTGTCTGAGGTTTCGGCTTGTTCCCGCGCATGCTGCGATGCCTTTGATGGCGACCGTGTTCTTGCCAACATCAGCGATGTCTTGGAAGGCTTCGCGGGCTAGCCAACTGAACTTTTCAGTTATAACTTGTTTAGTCATTTTGTTCACCGAGCTTCAGCTCTAAATACTGTTTGAAAAGAATGAGCACTTCACGGTTTAGCGGCGGCCGCGGTTTAAGGCGTGTGGGCGGATGCCGTAGCGGAAAGCCTGTGCTGGGCTGCACTGCAGGCACACCGTATTTAGGCCAGTAGTTGGGCTCCCAGTATCGGCTGGGCCAGTAGGTTGTAGGCCAGTAGCCTGCGTTCAGTAACGCCATGTTTAGCTTCCATCCAATGTGACTGCTGTGCGGTTGCCGTTTGCGTCCACGGTTGCGGATATACGGTTTTTGCTGTCAGCCAAGTCTCGGAACGTTATGGTGTTTGTGCCTCCGCCGCTGGATTTTCCTGCCAATGCAGAGAGATATATGCGTAGGGCTTCGCGCAGGGTCATGCTTCCTTCTATCACTTCGTCAAGTATGGCGTCTACGCCTGCACTGCTTAAACTGTAGCCTGTTTTGTCGCTTACATTGTTAACTGTGCCGATTGTCACGCTTGACTGGTCGGCTGCAAGGCTGAAACCGCTTTTGTCTGTGAGGGCGCGTGTTGCAACAGACCAAACGTCTGCAGCACTGTGGCTTGACCGCGTGCTCACCGCCACATCCAAGTTGCTTACGTCAGCTTTGAAATCGTTCACTCCAGACACTGAGTTGCCTGCTACTTGGGTGATGTCTACCTGCAGCTTGTCGGTGCTGAAGAGGCTGTCGTAAACGTTTGCGGGGATAACCATGTACTCATGCCAGACTGGCAGGGCGCCTGACTTGTGCACGTACAGTTGTAGTCTGCCCAGTGTGTCGGTGTCAGTTGCGTTTAACGGACAGTCGTAAATGCCAAGTTCGTCGTGAGTGCAGCTTGTTGAGTCGTTTTTCTGTGCGATGTCTCCCCCGTTCTTGGATAACCGCACGTCTGCTTGAGCGATAGTTAAGCCTGTTTCCGCTGTTTTGCCGTCTGTGTCATCTAGGAACGGGCCTATTTTAACGGTAACGGCGGTTGACTGTTTTAGATATAACATTTTAAATCCTCAACGGTGCGATTTTTGGAAATGTAAGTTTTCGTGTGGAAGCGATGGCGGTTCGTAAGTTACGGTAATGACGCATGGCAACTGGAATGCTTAAGCCGCCTCCGCTTGGCGTGTAAGTGCAGTAAATGCTAAATTTTCCTGTGCGGTCGCTTGCAGGTAAGTCTCCCCAAGTATCGCTATATGTTGCGCTAACATACCAACGGTTTACGGAAGCATCATCGTCTCGGAGCATTCGTGCGGTGCTGCCTGAACCCGTGTCCGCCCAGGCACATAATACATAATCGGTATTTGCTTCAAGAGTAGGGGGAGTTGGAAAATTAAAAGTGAACCATGCGGCTGTGGTGTTAAGTGTTAATGTTTTTTCTTCCGTTTCTCCATTCGTAATAGGAGAACTTAAGTCTGAAGCTTTATAAATAGCACATTTCACATGTCCTTCCCAAGTTCCACTTGATGCTTTAAGAGCAGCAGTTATGCTTTGTGCAGTTCCATCTTCTGGGCAAGTATATTGGCTTGCATCTTTATAATTGGATAAAGTGCTACCTAAACTGCCTATTGTCTCATACCCAAAAGTTGCCATTTCGGTTCACTAGCTGCGGTTCAACTCGCTTTTCAACTTCTCCAACACTTCACGCTCCAAATCAGCATTCGCACCCAAACGCTCAAGCAAAGCAAGAACCTGCCTAAGCAACTGCATAATCTCAGTGTTAGCCTGCTCCGCCAACAGCTTAAGCTCTTCAGCCTGCCAGCCACGCCGCTCAGCAGCATACCTGTACAGTTCAGTGATAAGCGTGCGGTAGCCCTCCACAACCTCTCGAATCGTCTCCCCCAGAATATCCGTGTCAATCAGGCCAACAGGCAAAATCCGCGTTTTCTCAATAGCCTTTGCCAGCCGCTCTTCATACTCTTTAAGCAAATGTTCAATGTTCTTCTCTGAAACTTGAAGCACGGTACGTGCTGGTTTACGTTCAAGCTGTTCAAGTATACGTTTCAAAGTTTCAGCACTCACGTCTTCACCTTCCTTTTGTAGCATTCCCTCGCCCAACGTGTAATGTTTATCCATTTGAAACGTTGGCTAGGGCTTAACCGCTGTTTTTCCAACTGCCCACCCGCTTTAGGCTTGCGTATACCGTAGGGCGAAACAAGCACGTCTTTGCTGCGTCCAGCCCAACGCAGACGACAACGACAATGCGGATGCACCATAGGCTTAACAGTGTTCACGTTCAACACAACATGGTAGGGAAAAGCGTTTGCCAGTTCGTCTCCACGATATTTAGTGCCGTCCAAAGCCAAGCAGACGGGGCATGTTCGCGGGCTGGTTACGCGGGCGTCGAAAATCCACCATACATGCGGGTCGTAAGGGTTAGACATCAGCAGGTCACTGGCACATCAAAAATAAGCATTCGTGTAATTGTCTCGGAATACTTCTTTTGAAGACGGCTGATTTGTTTCTGAATAAAAATCGGATCATTTTTGTAGCGGGCGCGATATGCCCGCATAATCTTACGCATAGCCTGTCTTTGTTTCGCTGGATCCTTGTAAGGCATTACTCTTCACTCTCTTCCTTCGGTTCTTCCATCTTTTTCTGCTGAAACATCACCTTCCGAAGCTGCGCCCGTTCTTCACGCTGCTTCCGCATCTCCTCAATAAGGTCGCCGTAGCCCAACTCCATAGCAGCAACTTCAGGCGTAATAATGCCCGACTGAACAAGCGTAGCGTACATTTCCACACGCTCATCCAAATGAGCTTCAGGCGGCTCCCACTTCAACTTCGGACACACCTTAACACTGTAACCCAAATCTTCCAAATACGGCTTAAACACTTGATTCTCAACCACATGGCTGATAATCCGCTGCATAGGCTCAATCAGGTTCGCACGAGCCCAAGGCATCATCTCTCTGGCGCTAGCCATGGTGCTGCTCCACTGCTTACTAATCGGCGGAACCAGCAGCCCGTCAATACACTGGTCTTTCAGAAACTCCAGCACCTTCGCAATTTCCTGCACCGGCGTGCCGCCTGTGCTGCCAACCTCATGGCCAATCGGATAACTCGTGACAAACTCGTCGCCAGGCGCCCAATTCTTAATCTTGCTTTTAATCGTTTGAATCTCCGAGTCTGTCGGCGTGTAGTTTTCGTCTCCAATCTTCCACAAGTGCTTCGGAAACGCTTGTTTATGCATGTACTCTTTTAAGTCAGTTTCCAACTGTTCAAGAATTTCAAACTCTGTTTCAAGGCCTACCAGCAGGCTTGTACCGTAAGGCCAGCTTTTACTTGTCACGTTCCAGTGAAACGGTATTATCTCGTCAGCGTTCCAAACCGTGGTTTCATGTCCGTACCACAGTTGCCGCCATTTCGTAATATTCCCGATTTCATCCTGCGCTGCAGGCTCAATATACTCCTGCGAGGGAATAATACGTATGTCAAATTTCGGCGTCCAAGTTTTCTCCCAGAAAAAGCTGCCGTACTTAGCCATGCCCACCGCAGTCTCATACAACATGATAATCATGCCCACTTCGTCTGCCAACTGGCGGATTCTCTCAGCAGCCTCTTTAGCACGTGCCTCATGCACTTTGCCAACTGAGGCGGGTTCAATGTAAATGCCCTGTGCGCACAGTTGCCCCGCGATGGTTAGGATTTGCGCTTTAGCCAGCGGATGACGCTCGTAAATAGTGTCATAGTATCTGCAGCGTTTAAGCCAGCTTTTCTCTCCCGCCCAAAACTTACGCTTCCTTCGAGTGGACGCTCCGCTTATGAAGAATCCTTTAAATTTTTCCCAAAACTTCAACTTTAACTTCAAACGAAATACCCCCTAGGCCTGCTAACCTGCCACGCAGCCAACGCCAACGCAATAACACAGTCGTCATGGTAGCCTTCAGGCGCCCCATAACGAATCGTGCCCGACGGCGTTGTCGTGTACCCGTAAAGTTTAAGCTCGTTCACCAACTCAGGAATATCTGGAAAACTTATCTTGCGGTTGTCGATAAGAATGCTGAGGTTTTCTATCAAGTCTTTTTTGCTTGCACTCGTAAACTTGTACCCTTCAACTTTCACATTGTTCCGTCTTAGTTCGTCCAGTACTGGATCTCCAACTCCTGTGCTGTCGATAAGCAGTCTAGCCTTGTACCGTTGAGCCAAATTGACGATACGCCGCCGCTGGAACACCCAGTCCAACTCACTGAAACGGTCGAAGGCGCAAAGGTGACCGTCGTTGTCCAAAACACAGAGTACGGTGAAGTCCTGATGTTTCGCAAGATCAGCTCCCATAACATACGTTTTATGCAAGACAGGCGGTTCCAAACTTCCTTTAACACATTCTTCAACCCCGCGAAAAACACTTCCAACATCCTCAATAAACTGCGCGTAAATTTCCTGGCGTAGCGCAAGCTCAGGCATGTCCCGGGCGAAATCTTCAATTTCTTTAGGGTCAAGGTATGGGTTGCTGTGAGATGGAAACGTCCAGCTTTCATAGTCTTTCTGAGCAGGGTCTTGTCCGCGAGTCCAAAGTCGGAAGTACCAGTTTTTGCCTTTCGGGGTGCCTGTAAACCATGCTACGCCCTTCCGGTCCATAAGCGCAGGTCTCAACGCAAGATCCCACGCTTCCTCTTTGATTTGACCGCCTTCATCCATCCAAAGCCAATCCAACCCTTCGCTTCTGAGGCTGTCAGGATTGTCCGCGCTTTTAAACCAAACGTGACGGTCTCCTACCAAGCGGATGTGATGGTCTGCACGGTTGATTTCCACGATAAGCACGCGAGGGCAGAACCGCAGGAACTCACGCCACATTTTCTGAGTATGCCAGTATGTTGGCGCTACGCAGAAGCCTACGCTGCCCGGCGGAGATTTGGTGGCTTGTCTTATGGCTTCGTTGGCTCCGCAGATGGTTTTGCCCCAGCGTCTGCCGCAGGCTAGAATGCGGAACCGGGCTTTACTTTTGTGAAACAGTTTTTGTCCGGGATGCGGCTTGTATGGAATGGTTAATGTGAGACTCATCGGACTCCCACTTTAAAATTATTTCATGTAATTCTTCAGCCATTAACGGTTTTTTATCTAATAGTTTGCCAAGCAGCTTTGACACTTGCCTATATGCTTCTACAAGATCCTTGCTTATGATTCGGCTGTGGAGACGTAGCCATTCTTCGCGAAGCCAAGCTTCAAATTCGCCGGATTTAACCCATGCGTTAATGTCGCGGTCTATGGTTTTTTTTGATACGCCGCAGCTTTCTCCAATTTTTTCATGGGATAAGCCTAACAGTAGCCCTGATTTGATTTTAGGTAGTCTTTTAAGTGTTTGTTTGGAGAGAGTCATTTTGGGACATTTCACCTGAAATGGGGGCTTGCTTCTGAAAGTTTAACGCGTTTTTCCCGCGGAAACTCCGCCTCATCTATATCCGCAATCAAGTCGGGAACGTCTATGCCTTCCATTACGTGGTCACGGTTTTTCACTGCCACGTAGATTGGTAAGCCTTTCGTGGTTTTTACGTTGTGCTGGTAGATTGTCCAGTTTTTGTGTTCACAGATTTTCTTCATGTGTTTCCACCGTTTTTTCAAGCCATTTATACAGGGCGTACTCTACGGCAAGTGCGGCTGCGGATACGATGGTTATGCAGATGATTTGGGTTGTGGTGTCCAAAGGTTTTGCGCCGCCATGAGGTGGTTAGAGAGAAAGAAGAAGAAAAATATGCGTTCTAGAAGATTCTAACAGGCGTTTACGCACCTTCACCTTTAATGTAGAAGCCCCAGCTAGGCCACGAAGTAGCGTCCGAGGGAATAGTAAGGTTTAGCCATCCGCCAACCTGTTCTGAAGGCGCCAAGGTGGTTCCGTTGCCTTGCCACTGTAGTTGCCATCCGCTAGGCAAACCGACGACCTCAAGAGTGACATTTAGCGTGGTGTCGCCCGTGTTAACTACGGTAAAATTTTCAAAATAATATGTGGAGCCAGGTTCGCAGTCTTCCCAGTCTATTGTGGTTCCGTTGGCTAATGGTGTGCCGTCGAGGTATGCTTGGAGCTCTGGTGTGATTATTGTGCCCGTGTTGGGAAAGTATAGGCGGTACAGCGTGTCGGCTATGACTATGGTTGCAAGGGCTACTGTGGCGATTAGGGCGACTGTTACAAGAAATTTTTTAATGGTGTTCACCTCCAACTGTTCGCTTTTTCTTTTTTGGTCTCGCCAAATACGCGATTACAGCGATTACGCTTAGGGTGGAGGGGATAGTCCACCAGTGATGCATGTAAAACGCTGCAACAAGTAAGTGAAGGCCAGAAAGCACGAAAAAGATGCCTAAAAAGAATCCTACTCCCAAGAAGCATGCGTAATATTTTATTAGTCGCCAGAAGGGCAGTTCAACCCATGTTTCCCGCTCATCCTGAGCACCCATTTTATTTCACCACGGTTTTTTCCACAACCTGCGTGTCCTTCAACAACAGCATTCGTTCTAATGCCTGAACTTGCGCTTGCAACTTTTTAATTTCCTCAGCCTTTTGCGCGATAATGCCTTGCGATTCTGCTAAGAGTTTTTGGTAGTCTTGACTTTGCAACTGTTGAACTTGCTGTTGCAGAGTTTGGTTTTGCTGTTGCAACTGCGCGTAGGCCTGGGAAAGTTTCATGTTATCCTCAATAGCCCGCTGCGCTTCAGCCGCTATTTGTGCTTTCTGCTTTTCATAATGCAACTGCAACAGTTTGCCGCCTACAACTCCGCCTATGCTTACAGCCGCGGTTAACACTGTCAACGGGTTTTTCTGTACATAATCGGATACGGCGGGCAGGAAGGTTTGCTGGCCTATTTTCACTGCAGCTACAACAGGGTTAACTATTGTGTAAACGGGCTGAACTTTGTACAGCCACAGCGTGTAAGCTGCCAAACCTAGAATTACACCGATAAGTACGGCTTGGCCTGTGCTTATTCCCTTTTTTTGTGGTTTGTACATGATGGTTCACAGTTTAAACTTGACAGTCTACGCGGCAGGTTCTCAGTGTCCCTGCGGAAATACTGCCAGAACATGCGTGTGGGGTTGGTGTTGTTGAAATAGTCTTTCAGGTTGACGATTATGGTGTGGTTGTACACGCCTTTACGGTTGTACTCGTCGTTTACAGGGACAATGTAGCTTACCGCGCCATACTGGTCGTTGATTATTGTGCGTAGGCATCGGGGTTTGTCCGCCATGCTGCCTAGGTGGATGAGGAACTCAAGCTCTTCCAGAGACAGGATTTTCTCAAGGTTCGGTGATGCTGCAACCAAGCGTGAAAGCAGACTTATGAACTGTTCACATTTCATGTGGCAAAACCAAGCAGAAAATCAATCAAGTCAACATAACTTTGCAAGTCACAATCAGGAATCCGCCTGTGCTTAATAATTATCCGCGGCGTTCCGTCTTTCCACGTTTTAGGCGTGCCATCACTGTTGCGTTCCACGTGAATGTAGCTGGGAAAAACGCGGATGTTAGCTCCGAAGCCGAAGCCGTGATCCTTCAAGGTCATGCTGGTCTGCGGAAAACATGTGTGCATAAACTCGTCTAAACCCCGCCCAGTAGGATCGTAAATGTCCATACCCCAGTTAGGCGCGTAGCTTTCAATAGTATCCCACTTTGTGATCACCACAGCAATGCCCTTGATGGGTTTACCGTGGCTCTGCTCTTTATACGTGAAAATGCTGTTCAAAACCCGGGTGAGATACACGTCTGGGTCTTCCTGCACTTCGTCGCTGGGCATACTGTAGCCTTTAATTCCTAAGGCTCGGCTGCTGTCGACGCAGAGGATATACCCGTCGCATTCTCGGACATAGTTAACAAGGTTCTGCGCTAAACTGTAGGCTACTGGTGCGATGTTCTGGGCGGTGCGGCTGTACTGGGCTACAAGAATGTCAATGTCTTCTCCTGCAATGTCAACTATGGGCACTTGAATTTTGCGTTCTCCAAAACTGGTTTTCTGCCGCATTAACAAGCCTGCTTCTGCCGCGTATCGCATGTGCGCTGTTGTTTTCGGTGGAAAATGGCCTTGTCTTAGATGGCTGACCGCGTCTAGAATGCTGCTTGTTCCTTCCAACACGCGGCATCTGAACGTGGGCATGTCGCTGCTAAGCACCTGCGCTGCAAGCACCAGCATCGCGCTAACAGTTGTTTTACCGCTGCCCGTAGGCCCTAGCATGGCGAAACGTGTTTTATACGTGTACAGTTGGGTGGGCATTATGGGCTGCGCTGGCTTTTGAAAGATTTTGGTGCGCAATTTGTTTAGAAAGCTCATTGTGCGGGAGCCTCCTGTTTCTGTTCTGGTTGCGGTTCAGGAGTTGGCTGTGGGGCTGGTGGCGGTGTAGGTTCTACTGCTACTTGTGGAAGTGTTGGTGTGGGTGCGTGCTGGTATATGCGTTGTGTTACTGTTTTGGTGACGGCGGGTGTGCGTTTCCAGATGAGTCGTCGGAAGCCTATCCAGAAAATGTTGCCGATTACGAAGACGGCTAGGACTACGGCGGCTGCTTGCCACCCGCTTGCGGCTCCCCAAGCCATTAACCCTGTTAAGGTTGAAGAAATGGCTGTGGGTATTGTTACTAGGAATATTTGGTGTAGTGTGGCTCCGACTGTGTCGGGGTATTGTAGGCATAGGGCGTAAATGGTAGGGGTTAAGACGGCTAGTATGATTAGGAACCAAGCGAGTTTCCTCATGGTTCATTTTCACCTCCTTAAAGTTGTTTGGAGTGAACCAGTGCCTCTGCTGTCAACCAGAACTTCTCCTCTCAGGAAATTTACAGCGTCCATGCTGACGGAGTTAAACTGTTCCTGTAGAAAACGTATAAGCGTGTCGCGGTTGACCGTGCAGACTTTTTCTGCGCGGAACGGGTCGTTGAAGGCTGTGTTCAAGAGAAAACGTTTTGCAGCTCTTTTTTGCAAGGATGACAAACTTCTTTTATTGGGCATAAAACCTAACTCCACTCAAAGGTGGAACAGGAATGGTGGACCAGCTGACAGATAGTATATGATGTCGTGACATTTAAAAGATTTACGGTTAAAAATTTTCTTTTAATAAACTTTATATACTTAACACGCATATAGTAAGCATACGAGGTGGTGTAATGAACTTAAAAAAGGTAAAATGTAGAAAATGTGGAGCAGAAGCTGAAGGGTACATCCGTGAGGATGGCGCCATAATGGTGCTCCACGAAGACGGTTTGTTTTACAACAGTTGGGTATGGGGTTGCGATAAATGCAGTCAATAGATCCTAGAGAGTGGGAGAAATCCCGTAATCCCCCGCCTTACAACAAGTGTCCAAGGTGTGGGGCGAGGTTGTTGACGGATAAGCGGAGTCATCATTGGCTGCGGTGTCCAGAATGCGGGTGGACAGGATGGTGAGAAAACGTTTGAGTAAAGCTGCACGGAAATGGCTTATCAAAGCGGCAAGCGTTCAGGAAAACCCGTTTGAACAGGCTGAACTATTGTATATTATATGGAGTTACAGCTAATGAGTCCTAAACCTAGTGAAAAAGGAAGATGGTTAGAAATCACGTTCACTCATTGGGATGGGTTGCCAACTGGAAAAGAAGCGCCAGTAATAATAATAACGCTGTCGGAGGGAAATCCTAAAAATCCGAAGTTTCCCATGAAAGAACTGGCGAAAGCAACTTACTACTACCCTGGGGATGATAAAGCACATGACTTTCAAAATCTTCTCGAACAATTAACCCCGCAAGAAAGACAGTGGATGTATAAAATAGTAGGAAAGTGGATTACAGAAGAGTGAATGGAAATGAGTGAGAAGGTTCGTATTGCTTTTAACTGTCCACGGCAGCTTCTAGAAGAGTTTGACAAAGCCATAGAAGGTAAGTATGGGGATAGGACGGCGGCGATTTTGGATGGTATGCGTAAGGTGTTACGGGAGCTGAAAGAAAAATGATGCAGGTGAAAGGGTGATGTTGTTAAAGCAGACGTTGAAAATTTTGAAGGAGCTTCTAACGAAGTGTGAAGTAACTGAGGTTCGGATAACAGAGTCAGAAGAGGTAGTTCACTGCGAAACTGACGAACCAGAGTTTGACATTAAAATAGTTCAAAACTTAAGACACTGGCAGATTCAGGCAATAGACGAGGTTTTAGCTGATTTTCCTAATGTTGAAATAGAGTTTGACTTTCGAGAAGGGTTGATGATTTTCGAGGTTGAAAAGAAGGAGGATTGTTGAACCGTGAAGGTTTTCCGTGTACGCGTAAAAGGCTACAAAACCGCCGTAGAATTTTTCGATAAAAAAGACTTTGACAGGTTCGTTGACTCTCTAGGAGATAAGCTGGACAATTTGTGGGTGGAAGTTAAAAATGCATGAACTCATGATAGAGTTTGAATTGAAACAGAAGTCGCTGAAACAAATACTGGATACGCTCGTAGAATATTTAGATTTGGAGTTGAAACGTGGTGGCATAACCAACTACACAATAAGCATCCCCATAGACAACGATTTTATAATTTTGCATGCGCAAGGCTACGAGGCTAAACAAGAATGAGCGAGAAAGTTGTTTGGCGCAAAGCAAGAAAGAAACCTGTAATCGTAGAGTTCAGAAAAGTGAAAGGTGAAGTGGAAAAAATTTGGACAAGAGAAGGTATGATTTATGCTTTTCCAGAAACAGATTTCATTATTCGCGGTGTAGAAGGAGAAATTTATCCGATTAAGAAGGAGATTTTCTATAAAACCTACGAAATTATAGGAGAGGATAAACAGGAATGAAGGATTTGCTTGAACTTTTAAAGTTTCTCGACGAAAAACTCGGAGAATTCACCATTACAACTGATAGAAACTATGTTGAAGAAGATGATTTATCTCTTTTCATAACTTTAGGTAAAGAGGAATGCTTGGAATTTGAGGATTTAAAGAAAATTTCCGAGTTTTGCGACGATTTAACAGTAAACACGGACAATGAAGGGAAGTTGTTTCTGCATCTTCTGTTCTTGCCGAAGAAGGGAGAATGATGAAGGATATTTACCAGCTTCTACAGGAATATGCTGGTCTAACAAGGCAAGAAGCAGAAGAACGATTAGCAATAGAAGACAACGGCACAGAATGGATACTCAAACTCAGAACACATTTGGAATATTCAACATACAGAGCCATTCTCGACTTAGCCCGTGACCACGGCGGAGCCTACGATCCCAACCCGCCGCGCAAATTTATAGTACCCAAACCCACAGCAAAACCGCAGGGCATAGCCGCTGCATCAGAAGAAGGAGTTAAACCGCAGCTTTTAGAAATGGAAAACAAAAAGAACGAAACACAAGACTACAGTTTAGCCCGCAGCCTCCACAGCCCACTACAACAGCTAGTGCCATGCCTAGCTGACGCAGAAGGAAAAATTTTCGACGGCTTCCACAGAAAAAAAATAAACCCAAACGCGTGGACAGTGAAGCTGGATCACATTAAAACGCCTGTAGACCGAGCGCTAGCGCGGATGACTGTCAACTTTTGCAGAAGACATTACACGGCTGAAGAAATGCGAGAGGACATTGGCATGCTAATCGGTTTTGGTTATACTGTGAAGCAGATTAGTGAAATAACGGGAATTAGTGAGCGTACGATTTACAGGTATATGCCTGACACGCTGAAGGATAAGGAACGGGC